TCTTCGTCCTGATGGGTATGCCTTTCCTGTTCGGATACAATACTTACGTCCGACGAAGGCACAAGTTCAATATCTTTTAGTTTTTCCATATATTAGTCACCCAAGAAAGAAGAATAATCTGTTGCGATTCCATAATTATCATTTGCAGAAATGTTATTGGCAGACACACTAATTTCAACATCTGTTGTTGGGGTTCCGTTTGCATACATGGCAGGACGGATCGTTGATATTTCAAATGTATTAGATGATATTGTGTTCGCATGAAAATTAATTACTGCCGTATTAATTGTCTTACCATCTACTATTGGACCGAACAACGTTCCTTTGAGTGCAAAATCAAGAGTCCATGCAATTACCCGGCGCTCCTCAAATGTTCCTTCATAATTATCTTCCATAGCGACTGAATTTAATACAATAGGCATGTCTACATTTATGTCCAGGTCGGTTGCACCCTTTAGACTAATTGTAAATTCAGGAGTAAAATATGGAAGAATCTGTTCTACAATATGGGAGCCATCTTCTATTGTTTTTGTAAATATATTCAATTGAAACATAAAATCATAGGGGACAGGAGAATATGTATAACTTAAACTTGTATTCGATGCGGTGTTTGCCTTGAATATTCTTTGCATTGTATTTAATTTACGCTCAGCAGAATAAGTCATAGACAATAATTCAAATGACATTCCCGGGAGCCTCATTGCAATGGGTTTGTCAAAATTAAGATCCTCTTCAATTCGCGAAAGGTATTTGTTTTTTGGAGAATAAATTAAGGGGACTGCTATCGTTGCGGTGGTCACGCCATCGCCTGAAGGCCTATTAATTTTAATATCATTAAAAAGGGTTCCGAACGAAATAATATAATCTCGAATTAACCCATGTGAATATGTTGTCCCTAACATTGATTAAAAACTCCCAAATGGACTGGGGTCAGAGTGATCAAGAATTGTATTTGCCTGATCTTGAATCTTTTTATTATCAACCGTGGTTCCTTCGGGCATTGTCGATGTATGTTTATATGCGGCAATACGATCATCAATATCCGCAATTCCAGTAGCAACTATTTCATTATTGTACACAAATAATTCACAACGCAAATCATAAATAGGAAGAGTTCCTACCGCGTAAAACATAGATTCGTGTTCCACAAATTGTATTTGAAATAAATCTTTACTCAAGGGGAGATATACCAAATCTCCTTCTCGTGGTCTGACAAACGGAGCAGTTCCGCCCCCAGGAATAGCTTCTTCTGCCTCAAGTTGATCAAATCTTCGGGTGGCCATTGTAAATGTAGCCTGATCTCGAATGTCCAAACCAAATTTAGAAAGAAATTCTCCTTCTCCCTCAAACCCCTCTACATTCTTAATATACATTTCAATAGAATATGCCTGTGTATATGATGATAAAGTATCTTCTCCCAAAACTTGATCAACAAATAATGAGGTTGTTCTAGGAAGCCAGTACATATCAATTCCATAAAATTTAATACTTTCAATAAGCAAATCATGAATAAGATTTTGTTCTGAAGAATTTTCTATATTATTAATGTAAAAATTTGTAGGCATGAGTCATTTTACCCCACCGTAAAGTTGACAGGAAGCTCAAACCTCAATGACATCTGATCTCGTAGTGCCTCTATATCTGTTCGGGCATCCTCAAGAATTGCCCGACCATTGAGAGTTACCCCGCCGGGCAATTGCACTCCTTCAAATTTACTAAGATTTATTCCCCATTGCTCTTTTATAAGTGCAGTCGCATAACTTTTCAAAAACATATCATTCCATACTTCTGCATTTGCCGGAGCAGTTTCATCAACTGCCTGATATGTTTCAAATACAATAAAATCGCCCTCTTTAACTTCAGTTCCCCAATCTACGTCAAGGTATATTTTATTTGTCTTTCGATTGAATCTAATATTCTCCATGCCATTGATAAGATCATCAATCATCGAAAGGTGCGACATCTTCATCCAATAGTTTTGCATTTCGCGGGTGCCTTTGGTGCTATAGGTTGCCCAATCATTCAATAACAATTGATATTTAATAGAAAACATTCCACTCGTTCTGGTTGATAAATTTATCATACTACTAATACCCAGAACCGATGCTGCCTCGGCAGTCCCTAGCGTAAGATACTTATTCGTAATATCATCGCCATCCACTTGATGCGAATAATAAACCATTTCGGTGCCATCAAAATGGTATTCCTGCCAAAACCGAAGAGCATCATCAACTCGATCTTCTAACTGAAGATCGTCAACGTTGACTTCAAGGACCGGCCAACCTAACTTGCGAAGGCAATATGTTTTAAACTCTTCTCTTGTTGTTGGATTTGCCATGTTATCCTATCTTTGTTGATTCTGGAGTTACTGTTACAATTCCTTCGATTATTCTAGTTTTTGTGGGCGGAACTCCATTTGAAGCAATTTCAATGTCATATACATATCTTCCGGGAGCCAATGCAGACGTTTGTAGATTATTGGCAGTTAGTTCTAACGTCCCCGTAGCAGGAAGAGTAACCTCTGTTGCAAATGTCAAAGCAGCATTTGCATGATAATAACTTTTTCGTATCTGTGAATTTGCAGTAAAATTTGTTATAATTTTTGGTGTTGTCGCAGATTTACTAGAATATGCAACAAACGTCCCAAGATAATCTGCCCCCTGATCTATAGTTATATTTTGTATTCTGCTGGCCATATGCAATAGCTTCCTTTTTGTATTATTTAGGCAAAGGGTTATTTTCTTTGATTATTTTAATTCTTTGATACCACGTTCCCTCTGCCGTAGTGTTCGCACTAATTTTTCCAGAATCAATATCATGCCATAACATATCCAACTGAACCGCCATTGGGGGATAAGAGGACGTTCTTGCATGGTGCGAATGGTGTTGATTATTTAACGGAGACATCTTCCTTAGTGAAAGAGCCCCAGCCTCCACGCGATTCAGTATTTTGCGGTCTTCCTTAATTCTCTTTACTATTTCTGGATTTCTACCATCAACGTGCTTCTTCTCTTCTTCTGCTTGTTTTGGTGCAACAGGAGGGTCAGAAATGTCTTTTTGAAATTTCATTATAGCTCCTCTGCTATAAGACTTATCACACCAATTCCATCATAGTAACCATAACCAGACATGACGAATCGAATATAATTTTTTGATACATCTACCGACGATATTCCATTAGCTGTAAATTCAATACTGTTATCAGATTCGGTTGCAATAAATTTAAAATTATCATTTGGTATCTCTACGGTCGCGCCGGGAGCTATATCAAAAAGAGTAACAACATCTGTGCCGTTGGCCACAAGAGTTGTATTACTAAGAGAAACGTTCATGGTTCTAATAGGCCTAACCCCTATTGTTTGTCCAGTATGAGTATTTTGAGAAACATATGATCCTACAATTGATTTCCCGGCCAAATCAACATGACAATCAATTCCTCGACTTGCAATTGAATTTATCTGTGCCGGAGTTGGATTGTCTATAGTATATTTAATCTTTCCTGTAGATTTATCATATGCATATAATGTTTTTGCTGCAAGCACTTTATTATTCTCCTCATCGTTATTGGTTAAAACGAAATATCAATATCAGATTCTGTTATAGAAGTAGAAGATGAAATAATTTCAAAGGTATTAATGTCTCGCGTCACATCGACCAGACATTGCGCTCCAAGTTGAAATGCCGTATCTGTATTTTGAATTGCATTGTTCTCGTTCTCGTTTGCATTATTGATATTTTTCCATTCTCCTAAATTTGCATCTTCTCTTGGAATGATATTGACATATACAACATTATCAGTTTCTGCCACGGCACCAAACAAAGAATTCTGTGACCGAACATGCAAATTAGGGGAATTGTGATTACTTGAATATAATTCCCAAGAGCTATTTAAATTTGTTTTCTTAAAAGTCGAAGCATTTCCTTCCGATAAAAATCCAATAGGGTTGCCCGCAGGAAGTCCTTCGGCAGCATATAGTTCATCATTTATTTCATTACTTTTTAATATAAAAAGAAAATGATCTTTTGTCACAAACATAGAAACAACTCTCATGTCTATTTATTCTCCCCCTGATGTGTTTACAAAAATTGGTTTTGTTTCTGTCTTAATTGTTTGATCATATAACATAATATATTTTATTATTTTAGATCGTATCCATTGCGTATTTGCCGTGCCGTCGTCATTTATCCCCAAATCATACAATACGTTGTTTGAAGCAACAACATAGTCGTTATGAAAAACATTTATACCACATGTTCTAGTTGAGGTATCTATAAATTGTATATTTGCAGAATACTCTTTTGACATGAAGATTTACTTACTCCGTTCCTGGGGTATAATATCGAGTTCCAAAATGATCTTCCCCATTGCTTTGCATGGGACGAGTGGCATCTAAAACTGATGATGTGCCGTTCAATAACCAACAGGTGGTGATTGCTTCTGAATCATTATTAAATACCAACAATGCCGCAGAAATACCAGGATCTCTTGCTTTTATTTGAGTTGGCCAACCATGATCGGCACCCCCCACGGGTACGGTGACATCATAAACAGTCCTAGATACGTTGGAACTATCGTTCAAAGTTATGGGGCTGACTGCTGCAACCCCTCCTATATAATTTTCAGATGCGATGGTTACTTTCCCTGCTTTAAACGTTTTATTTTCATTACGAACTAATACAGGATTTGTATAAGAGTTATCGAGAGAAGACACCAAATATCCGGCAAAGCCTCCACGGGCCCGACCATGAGATCCGGCATCTATATTTTCAGTTTCGTTTACACCTTCGGCAGTACTTCCAGTAAAAGTTTGTCCCATAAGTCCGTGCGTTCCTGCGGGCTGCAATGGAATTTCTGAGGCATCTTCTCCTATGCCTCCGCCCATTCCTCCTGCACCAGATGCTATTTGTGATCCGTCCAATGCAATTATTTCAAGGTCAATCAGGGGATGTTTTTCTGGATTGGCAATAACATGGACAACATCTCCCCCATTTCCACCAGATATTGGTTGTACAATGCTGGTATGATTATCTGCATAAGGTATAAAATAAACGGAATCTTCTCCAGTAATTGGATCTGTTTCAATATACCCGCCAGTCTGCGTGCTTGGACTAAGGCTGGCACCTCCTGGCGGAGAAACTATTGAACCCGACAAGTTGAGAGTGGTTCTCCAATTAGAAGCAAATCCATTAACATTAGGCCAAAACTCAGCACCCTTGGTTTCGTCTGGCCATCGACCACTCGGATTGTGTGGATTATGAACTCCAATATTAAGCGCATCGAAGCCATATGTTTTTCCTATGTGAGCAAGCGGAAGTTCGACCGGATTCTCGACACCCACCAAAATTCCCGTTCCCCAACCAGGCCCACTCGCGCCCACACCAGCATAATGAAATCGTTTATATGGAGCAGGATAGTCTCCGTCAAAAGTTACAGAATCACTCCCTCCGACAATTTGATTCCGTTCCCGCACGGACATAAAAAGAGTATCCAAATAAGATCCAGCCCCGCCATGGCCGCCGCTGCCGCCCTGCCTTAATGTGTTGTGTGTGCCCCAAATAATTGGATTTCCAAATTCGTCATATTGTTGGACGAGTTGATTTTTTCCCGTTGCGGAAAGATCAATTAGCACCTCTGCGCCCAGCCCGTCTTGGTTTTTACTTCCTCCGCCCCCGGCACCACCACCACCAATCATCACTCCACCCACAAGTATTTTCACATTTATCTTGGCATTTTCGGGCCCAGACCTATTCCATTTGCTATCAGAAAAGTCAAGAGTAATAACCGGATCGGGAGTGAGTACAACGCTCGTATAATTAAAACGAGTTGACCCATAAAATTCTCCGGCAGGAAAATTTAAAATTATATCAACATTTCCATAAATTTTCTTCGATGCATCCCTACGGTCGTGAAAAGGATCTGTGGCTGAATCTCCTACTGTCCCCACAAAATCATCTGGAAAAACTAAATTTGTCCATGACAATCCTCCAGTAAATCGATTGTGCCCGTAATCTTTACCAGAACCTACATTGTGTGACCCATGTTTTTGTTCTTGATAAATGTCTCCTAGCGGTCCAGTAGAATTCCTTGCAACTGGAATGGTCGCTGGGTTATAAGAAGGAACAGTTTTTGATGCCGCAGTAAATGTATATGTCTTATGTTCCTGTTGAGAAATCTGTACACTACCAGTCGAAGTAGAATGACCATATAAAACATAAGAACAGTAATAAGTATTCCAACAATCTTCAGACTTTAATGATGTCTTTGAGCCTGCGCCACCCAACCCCATACTTCCCTGGTGATCCGAAAGCGCCTCAAAATTTAAACCGGGAGAATGAACGATATTACCAGAACCAGAACCAAACCTTGCAATATCTGTATTATGCCCTCCCAACCATGCATTAAGTCCTGTCTGTGGGCGCGTGGGATTTGACAGGGGGAGATATGTATTTCTTGGGCCTGGTTCAATACCATCCTTGGTCTTATAATCATAAAGTCCCAGCCTTCCATCTGAATTCTTTGCAGTATATGTCGGATCATACGGAGGAGGGAAATGAGTATTAAAAGTAAGGGTTGCATTTGAAAATGGATTAACAAAAAACTCTGATGGATGACCATACCATCCGTCTGGATTTTTGGCTCGGGCAAATGGAGCATGGGAATCATAATTCAACGAATCATAATTCCATAAAGAAGTCCAGGCCGATTTAAGCACAGGGGTTTGGCCCCAGTTAAATGTGAGTTTGAATGTACCAAACCCCTTTCCCGTCTCTTCTGTGGTGTATATCTTCGTAAGAAATTCTTCAAAAGCAAAAAACTGATAAAAATTTTCTTTGTGGCCGAAGTGTCCGGGCCAACACTCGTCTACATATTGTCCATTTTCCCATATGTTTATGTTTGTCAGATTTTGGGGAGAACTAATATTCATTTCACTTGCCTGTATTCCGCTTGGAGAAGTGTCAGTAAGAATTCCTGGCCATTGATCGATATTAGCTGGCTTCCACGGCAGATTATCATTTTGCTCCCTAATCCATCCCAAAGAATCAAAATTTGGAGGGGTTACACCACCAAAATTTAAGGCGTGTTGAACCCCTTCGGGCGATTCGGTGTTAGTAATAACGGCTTGGGCTTCCTGCTCGCTATTATATGTCCAGGTGCCAGCGAAGCCTTGTCCTTTAATTTTTTGTACAAAATGTCTAAGGCGGAAAATCGTCTCCCCAGGAAAGACAGCCAACATGAGCGCCGATGGCGGCATTTCCGTCGAATCAATCATTGGCCAGTCCAGGTCATTGGCTTCAAAATATGCATCATAGCGGCGGGCGGCCGCCACGTTCGGCAGAGTTCGAGTATCTCTATTATAAGAATCCATACTCCCCCAAGTATATTGTGGGCCGGGATTCTGCGGGCCTGCCGTCCCACCCCATGTCCCGGCGGGCTGAGTTCCCGAAGCAGGAGCTACGGCTCCTGTGATAGAATTTTCTATCCAACGGTATCTTTTGTCTCGCTCGGAAAAATCAACATCTTTATCTTTCTGCTCTCCCACATCTCCATATGGATTCATATAATAAGTGCCCCGACCATAACTGGTCCCGTCTGCCCTAAACACTTTGGTATGTTCATAAAGAGTATCTGTAAAATTTGGAGATGTTGGATATGCAAAATGAGCCAGATCATCAATCGCATTTGTCCAAAGCGCATTGAGTTCTGGATACTTTATGGTTTCTGTTAAATCCAAATGTGATGGTCTTTCCGCCTTATATGCCGCCAAATTTTCATTTATCTGTCTAATATTTTCTCTCGTCGGCGTTCTCAATCCAGAATGAGTGGGGGTCATATGTGCCTCTACATGCAAATTTGTCGAGTTTGCAAAATAGATAAGACCTGTCGCTCCCTTTATTCTTCCGTATGCAGTATCTGCCGGATGTAAAACTTCTTTGTATTTTTCTTCTGGGGTTTTTGTAAGGTCTACGGTGCCGTCTGCATTATAAAGAGGAAGTGTTGCCAAATTATTTTGATCAACAAATTCAGCAAACTGCATCTCATCTTGTGTCATTGTCTGAATAGATTTTCCGCCCCATTTAAATCTTACCCAAGGACTATCCATATGAACAATTTCTTTACTGTTCCCATACTCCCAATCGTCCCAGTTCCCGCCCTTAAAATTCACGGATGTTCCCACGTTGACGGGGACCGTGTTCGCATACCAAGGATGAAAGTGTCCAGAAGAATTTCCTACGGCAAAACGAAGAGCAACTTCTGGGATAACTCCTTCTGGAAGTCCGCTCGGTACTGGTATATCCGCACTCCCCGTGTCCAAATATACACCGCCGGGGGCACCAAGGGCACCATCACTATCCAAGTCTGGTTCGACTATCCACCCAGTACCGCTACTGCCTGTATATGAAGTAAGATTTGCTGCATAAGGAATCGGAACTCTTTCACATTCAATGACAAACGAACCAGTCTGAATTACATGCATACTGCCCACAACAGAACCCGATGAATCAAATGCCAAATTTCCGCCCAGGGCATACAGGGGATCTAGGACGTTCGCCGCAGGATTTGATATAAAAAGCCCTACGCCTAAATCAGTATTTGCATGTTTTCCTAAAACTATTCTGTCCATATTTTTTTAGGCATTTCCTTTTTCTGAATATAAAACCCAAGATACCAACTGATCGTTGTTTGGCGAGCCGTTGGTAAAAGAAATATCTTGGGTGGCAATGGATGTATCAGTATTTGCCGAAAGATGGCTCGTCAATGTATGCCCTGGAATTATATCTACTTCGTATGAATTTTTTATATCCATAAGTCCAAGATTTAACCAAGGACAATTTGTTGTTACTGGAGTATCATCTTTCGTAAATGCCGTACTGATATTTACTGTTGCAGGGTCAAGTAAAGAATTCCAAGAAAGAAAAAGAGAACTGTTATCGGCATGAGGCATAGGAATTCCGGTATATATAAAAGTTTCAGTTGGAGCCGTAGTTGAAGCAGCCTTTTCTACGACCACCTGTCCTGTCTGCACCACCTGAAATAATCCGGTGGCAGTAGAGTCATATATTAAATTATGTTTATTTAAACTATTTACATCAGTCCCTGGTTTTGAAACAAAAAGACCAAATGCTCCATTATCAATTTCGAGATTCTGAAAAATTGATGTAGGAGAACCCTGGAGAGGATTGCCTGCTGCGCCACCGCTTCCACTATAGACATCATTATCATGAATAAACACAACATCATATTCTTTTCCATGTTCTAGGCCCGTAACAGCAAACATATAAGTTTTAAGCCCGGCAACGCCAAAATTATCAGCAGTATAGTCCATATGAAACGGATTATAATTTGCTCCATTCGGATTATCTGCTTGGCGTGTAGAATATTCCTGTGTTCCTGCAAATTGATACATTCTTGACGCATTCGTTATTACTGAATCTGCCTCATGCGTTCCAACAAAAGTTACTCCCTGAATTTCTACAAAACTCGGAGAAGCCCGAAACTCAATACTCATTGTAGTATGTCCTTCATTGTATACAAACGTTACACCATTGCTTCTCTTCCAGGCATTGCCACTCAACTCTATCTTTTTGTTTTGGTTTCTTATATGACTTGCCGTCCAAAATTGCCCGGCGCCACCATCTTGGGTATCTGTTCTATCATCCGGCGTGCTGCCGAGCCCAGAATCAGTAAACCCCCATTGAATAAGATCTTGGGGGAATGAATCTATTCTCTGTCCTAAAAGAATTCTTTCGTTGGCCATTTTATTAATAATTTCCCTTGTTTATTATCCAGTATATGTTGCAGGAATTTTTAAAACATAATATCTATATAGTGGGCGAATGACCGCATCTGGTTGTTGCCCAGCCCGGAGCGGAATCCCGACTGCATCAATATTGTCCTTTTTATTAAACGACCCACCTATATACGATGTTTGATTATATATATTTGCAGTAGAGGAAGTATTATTCGGAATGTCCACATGTCTATTATTGAAGTGGCTTGAACTTTCGGGGACAACTCCTGATGGATGATATATTCCATCGCAAGACCATTTTTCATAACCATATGTATATTTCCATGTCCAGTTTTTAGCCCCGATTCCTGATGATGAATTGGTTCCATGAACATTATGAGTAAGTCCATCCGTACCAACATGTTCTTCGTACACGGGATTTGTAGGATGCGGATTTGGATTTGACATTCGTGCCGAATGTAATTGTTTCATATATCTATATGGATAAAATCCCCCGGTGTCTCCGCTCCATGCATTTGCGCCATGTCTATCCGTAACAAATGTATTTCCAGTTTCTGTGAGTCCTGTGAGTCCAGGAAGTTCTTCTGGATTAATCCCCTGTGCCGCTTCCTTATAAAAATCAGCAGTGGCCATTATCATCGACGTTTCTATTCCTCCGACAAGTTGACCGTCTATTGATGTATTGATTCCTGCGCTGCTTTCATGTCGCCTCCAGTCATTGTCTCCTGTATGGGCACCAACAGATGGAGGAAAAATATATTGCAAGGCTCCTCCTAGTTGCGGCGGATCGAAAACTGTTTGAATGTTTTGCGCGGTCCCCACGCTGCTCCCGGCGCCTGTCGCTGGGAAATCCCCAACTAGGGTACTCCAATGATTGTTTCCAAAATATTTATGCCCGGGCTCTGGCACATATGTCAATTCTCCAACAGAATTATATATCACACTATCTTCCGCAGGAGATGCAGCCCTCTCGGCTGTCCATTCTTCTCCCATATTCATCATCCCCGTAAGGTCTTTTGGATAATCTGCACCAGCAGTAGGCAATGCTCCCGGCGGTCTGGCAAGATCTCCATTAAAAATTACCGGAGAAACAGAGAGCAATGGTCGCCATTGAAATTGTTCATAGTTATCCCATTCTTCTATTTCTCCATTTTTATGATTTCCATAGAGTGAATTAAAACCAAAATGTCTATTGTCTCCGGGAAGGCCATTTATATCCAATGATCCGTAGTATCGAGGAGTATCCGTGGCTTGTCCGGCGGGTGCCCAATTTGAAATCTTATCCCACACTTCTTCTTTCACCCCGCTCAGCCTTGTAAAGTTGCGAACCGTTTTGTCCAGCCATGCGGTATTTGCATGAGCA